ATTATACGCAGATTTTCAAAAATGCTGTAGTCATTCCAGATACAGACGAAGGTTTGGATAAGGCTGGCCGTGCGCGTGAAATCGCATACCAGACTTTGAAGATTGCGAAAGAGCAAAAGCTAGACATCGAAAAAGCGCTTTTTGACAATAACGCAAAAGTTGCGGGCAATGCCACAACTGCGCGTGAGCTTGCTGGCGCTCCAGCTTGGCTTGTCACAAACGTCAATTTTGTGTCTGCATCTTCTGGAGCTAGCCCAAATGGCACGGGCAGCAATGCGCGCACAGATTCGGGCGCACCGACTGCCTTCACGCAAGTAAAGTTTGACGCAGTAATGCAATCAATCTGGGAAGAAGGCGGCACACCCGGCACTTGTTATTTGTCTGCATTCCAGATGAATAAGGCGCTTAGTTTTGCTGGCAACAACAACCAACGTGCAAACGTAGTTGCCAGTGACGAGCGTGTTGTAAATTCACTTTCGGTTTACATCACACCGTGGGGCCAAGTGGCATTCCAGCCGTCACGTCAAAACCGCTCACGCGACGTTTTCATCATGCAGGATGATATGTGGGCAGTTGCAACTCTGCGTCCGACAAAGAACGTAGCTCTTGCAAAAACTGGCGATAATACAACCCGCCAAATCACGACTGAACTAACGCTTCTCTGCAAGAATGAAAAAGCGTCAGGCATCATTGCTGACAATACTACTTCTTAAAATTAGCGAGGGCGGGCATTAAGTTGCTCGCCCTTCTTACAACGACCAAAGCAAAGGAGAGGCAAAGTGCCAAACGTCGCCGGGAAGAAATATGCCTACACCGCCAAGGGCAAAAAGGCCGCTAAAGCAGCCGCCGCCAAAATGGTTAAAAAGCCAAAGAAAGCGAAGAAATGAAGCTGCTTAAAGTCACACGAATTAAAGTTATTACCAGCAAGGGCCGCATCGAGCGTGACGCCGAGGTGCTTCTGTCTGACGAGGAATACGAAAGCATTATCATAAGCCAGCCCGACGCATTCAAGGTGCTGGACGACGTGCAGCAAAGCGAAATTAAGCCAGCTAAAAAGCCAGCCAAGAAAGCAGCTCCAAAGCGTGCCAGAACCAAGTCAGGACACTATCAAAAAGATGACCTTGGCACACATGACATTAATGAGGCTTGGGTCGGCGGGGTAGCGCCAAAATGAGCAAGGTAAGTGAAACGCATTGGATTGAAGATGACAAAATTATCATCAAGAAAACGCACGACGCAAACGTGGCGCTTGACGATGCAAGATATGCGCGCGACGTGACGTCAAACGCATTTGGCAGCGACTACAAACACGTCGGCAATGTTGACGCCGCGCTAGTAACAAACTGGCTAAAGGAAGCTGGCATTGACTGGAGCGACATGCATGCCGTGCGCGAGGTTATTAAAAAGAAGTTAATGAGCAGCGAGTTTGCTGGTCTGCGAAACTGGCAAGGAACATGGTGATGGACAAACGCACAGTTGCGTCAGCGCACGACAGAATAGATCAACTTAGCGCGCAAGTGATAGCGATGAAAACGGAAATGGACATACAATTTCGCGAGCTGTTCAACCGCACCAAGCGCCTAGAAACAATCCTTATCGGATGTTCAGCGGCCATTATTGCACTTCTTCTGAAGCTAGTCATGGCTGGATGATGTGGACCCATTCACCGCCATAGCCGCTGTGAAAGCTGCAGTTTCGGCGGGCAAGCAATTGGTTGACGTAACGAAGCAGATTGGAGAATTTTTCGATGGCGTTGACGATCTTAGAGCCAAGCATAACAAAAAGAAAAACAGCGCTTTTTCGAGCAAAGACGAGAATGCAATGGAAACGTTTGTGCAGCTCCAGCGCGCTAAAGATGAAGAGGAAAATCTTCGTCAGATTGTAATAGCTACACGCGGCTATAGTGCTTGGGGTGAATTGATCGAAATTAGAGCCACCATGCGCCGGGAAAGAAAAGCACGCGAAGAAGAGGAAGCAAGATTGAGCGCAGAAAGAAAGGAAGCTTTTCTAATATGGGGCGGGTCTGGGCTTCTTCTAACCCTCATTCTCGGAGTGTCTATTGTAATAATTTTAGGTAGTCAGGGCAAAATCTGATGACAAAGGCAATGGAAAGAATATTAGCATGGAAAATTATGCCGCGCCTGATGATGCTGGTTATGACGGGCATGTATATCCGCGTGATTGAGTGGTTCATGTCACTGCCGCAAGACACTGTAAGCACGCAGGCAACCGCGCTCACAGCAACTGTCACCGGGGCTTTAACGGGCGCTTTCGCCGTCTGGGTAGGGCACGAAAAATGATATGCGATTGGCGTTTTTACTTATTTGCATTCAAATCAAAAGCGGTCTGCCTTTGCCGATGGGTGCAGAAGCGTTTTTCCTCGACATTTACCGCTGTGTTGAATTTGCCAAAGCGATTGAAAATTCTAGCAATCAGATTTGGGTCGGGCGTCAGTATGCGTATCAGCAAAAAACTGAATGCGAATGCCAACCGCGTTTTGCGCCCATTCACAAAAAATTCTGGGACTGATAGGAAAAAGAAATGATTACATTACTAGGTAGTTTGCTTGGCTTTGGCACTTCGTTTTTACCAGAAGTTCTTAACTTTTTTAAGGCTGGACAGGAGCATAAGCATAACCTTGAGCGTATGACGCTTGAGATGGATATGATGACTAAGCGTAATGAATTAAAGCTAAATATCATAGACAAGCAAGCTGAGATTAAAGAAACAGAGGGTCTATATAAACATGATAGCATGGATGCAGGAGGTTTTATTAACGCACTACGAGGTAGTGTCCGTCCTGTTATCACTTATGTTTTTTTTGGCCTTTTCGTTGCCATCAAAGTCACGGCGTTAATTGCTTTGATGAATGCTGGTAATGATTTGGGTAGATCACTGTCGCTCATTTGGGATGACAATACGTCAGGATTATTTGCAGCTATAATGAGTTTCTGGTTTGGTGGTAGAGCTGTGTCTAAGTACATGAAAGTAAAATCATGACCTTATCAGCACCAGTACAAGCCCTTTTTGGATTAATTATTTTCTACGTTGGCCTTAAAATGTTCAGCGGCGGCATGAAAAGCATGGGAAACCTAGAACACCTAAATTTCTTTTTGGGTAATCCAATATACATGTTTCTTGGCGGCATAATTATGACCCTGCTTTGGCAATCAAGCAGCCTTAGTACAACTGCCATCATAGCCTTGGTAGCCTCTGGAGCTATACCTTTGCCAGCCGCGATTGCTTGCGTTCTTGGCGCTAATATTGGAACAACTGGAACGATCTGGCTCGCTGGATTTTTCGTAAGTGACGGTATGCCGCGAGGTGACACACTTAGAATAGCAATCATACACACGGGCGCAAACTTATTAATGGCAATAGCCTTGCTGCCTTTTTGTTCGCAGATAGCTAAATTTGTTGAGAGGTTTTGATGATCTGGGCGGCTATCTTTTTGTTATGCGGGCAGGCCAACTGTATAACAATCGGTAGCCCCATTTTCAAAACGAGAGACGTCTGCGAAACAGCGGTGCGTAAATACGGTTTGCAGGCCGTCGCAGAAACCTACCCTACCCTTAGAATAGTTAACTACAAGTGCATCTCGTTTGGAGATTTGGAGACATAAATGAAACAAAACTTTGAAAAATGCTTAGACATGTTGCTGGCGCATGAGGGCGGTTTTGTTGACCACCCAAAAGATCCAGGCGGTGCAACCAATCTCGGAGTAACGCTGGCAACATACGAGCAATGGGTTGGCCGTTCCGTCACTGTTGGCGAAATGAAAACGCTGACGCCAGAGATGGTAGCGCCGATTTACAAAGCCAACTACTGGGATAAAGTGCGCGGCGACGATTTGCCCGCGGGCGTTGACTGGTGCGCGTTTGATTGGGCTGTCAACTCTGGAAGCAAGCGACCCGCCAAGGCAATTCAAAAGTTTGTCGGCGCATCCCAAGATGGCGCAATCGGGCCAAAAACTTTGCAGAAAATTATAAGCGCAGAGCCAAAAGAAATTATCAAAAGCGTCCACGATACGCGGCAAAAGTTTTACGAGCGGCTAAAGACGTTTGAGCATTTTGGCCGAGGCTGGACGCGCCGAAACAAGGAAACGCTTGAGCAGGCGCTGCATCTCGCTGAGTGAATAACAACATTGAAAAAGGCCGTATCGGTGAGCTTTTCGCTCAGTCGGTGCTGGAAAGCTATGGAATACGCACAAGTCACGTAGACATTGCTGGTGATGATCTGTGGGCAAAAACGCCAGCGGACGTTTTCGTCAAGGTCCAAGTCAAGTCCGCTAGTAAGCCCCTTCTGCACAGCTCGCATCACACTTTAAAAAAATACAACTTTGCGCTTCACAACATGCAAAAATATGACGGCGCTGTGCTTCTTGTGGCAATAGATAAGCAGCTTTTGTTAGCGCGTTGGGGTTTGGAAATTGTTACTAAAACGATAAAACTTACGCCCGCTTCTTTTACAAAGCAGGCGCAAGATGAATCAGTCAGACAGTGCTTTAACTTGTAGGCCGCGCTCTTGGCCTGAGTATGCTGCTCGATGGCGTGTCTGTCACACTGCAATAGGCGTCAGTGTCACTGTACAGCTCACGCATGGGCGGCAACATAATCGTCATGGCTTTCGAGCATTCGTCGGCGCTTGTGAAAATAATCTTTGCTTGTATCGGCTCTTGCTGACATGTGTAGGCAAAGATCAGGATTGTAAAATATTTCACCAGAAGCGCCCACGCTTGATGCAGTATTTTCGGCACATTTCACTGACTGCCTGCTTGCTTATGCCAAGCTTTATTGAAGTTTTATACTGTGTCATGCCTGCGGTCATGCACGCCTGCACTTCAAGCGCGCGCGGTGTTAAATCTGTTGAAACTGGATAAATTTTCGTTTTCTTTTTTGGGACAATCCCGTACCGCCGCGCAATGTATCCAACGCTCTGCCGAGTGCGCCCAAGTTGAATGGCTGTTTCGGCATAATTCATACCGCTTTCAATGCACTGTCTTATTTCCTTCACGCGCTCTGCTTGCCGCTGTGTCGTAGGAAGCTCAACGCCAGTGTTGTATAGGTCACGAACGTCAGCAATGCTGACCAAATCGTCACAGTATTCGCGCCGTGCAATATTTTCGAGCCGCGCAACTGCTGACATAGCAATGCGCGTTTCGTCGTTGTCTCCAACTTGAATATGAGAATGTTTCAATTTATTTTCCTCACATTTAAAGAAATTTCGAGGCCGTCATCATTAAGGGTAAATCCGTGCAAATCTGATGTCATCGATTTGACTTCAAGGATTTCCATGGCCTCATGCAGTGCCTCGGCGCTTGCTTGCTTATACATCTCCCATTTTTTTATATTGGCGAGGCAGATGGTGATGTCGCTAGCAAGATCCTCCAAATCTTGCTTGTATTCATCGTGCAGTTTTTCGCTGACGCGGTTCATTTTAAAGCTGCTAATTTTCATGTCAGCACCTCCACGATGATTGGTAATGCCCACATACCACCGAATAGCATGACGAACAGGCTAATCGCGCCTACTATATCGCCAACAATTTCTCTGATCTGTGTGAGCTGTGTAACCTGACTGCACAGGTTACTCTGATTTTCAGTGTGCGCTGAACACACTAACATTCTACTTATTATGCGAATCCGATTGACAGTCTCCGCCTCAACATTCTGATATTTCATTACTTCTCTCTCATCTCGCTTTGTTATTATGACCAGACGTTATTTACCTTTTCCTAACCCAATACTCTGGTCGCGCATCAGGATGATCTTGCTCATATTTGGCCTGCACTTCATCGTGGCCAATGGTGTTTACCGAATGCGTTCTGTCTCCAAGATACTCATACTGCGCCGCGCCGCGTGGCCTTGGATCTTTGGGCGTCAGCTTTTGACAAGCCCAATTTAAACCTTGCAGCACTTCTTGAGCAAATATGACCTTATCAACATCACGCAAACTATTTGAAGAGTTAATTCGACGTAGCGCATCAACCGCTTCCGACATTAGCTTAATCGCGCCGTCAAGATGTTTCGGGTCTGTCATTGGCACATCAATGCGCCGCTTGAATGCAATCCTACCGTCTCTGAGCGCGCCAACTACTGGCGACATGGGTTTTCTGGTTCGTCTCATTTCCCTCTCCTAATATCAGTCTGCAACATTTTGCTACCGATGGGAATGTAAAGCAGCTTTACGGTTTTTGGCTATTTTAAAAAGTGCGCCAGTAGCAGAAACGCCCGTGCTTTCAACCTTATCTTGGGTATATCTGGCGTGTTCTTCTAGCCCCTTTATCAGTACGTTTGACGCCCAATAACCTGTTGTTTTATCAGATATTTGCACGGCAGTTATCCATTTTTCGGCTAGGCAGTCTTTGACGAAACCATGTGCGGCGGTGCGACTTATAACGATACGCTGCGAAATCCAGCTAATAGTAGAAGGCTGCTTTACATAATATGCGTAGCCCATAAGCCTCGCAAACGCATTTTTATACTGTGAGCTTTGGAAATAGGATGTCATGCGTTGCGTCACTTTATCGTCATCAACTTTCCAGTTTTCACGGTCTTGATGTAAGTCAAGATCAATCAAACAGAGGCTTGCAGTGTAATCTTGCAACGCAATACGTTCAATTTCGTCAGCGTTGCGGGAATAAGTTTTAAAAGTGCTTTCAAGCTTGCTCATCTTTTTTCGCCCTTCTCAGAATAATATTGCGCACGGTGCTGGCGTACCAGATGCCAGAAGTTGCGCGGTTGTATTCGGCGCGCTGGCTGGGCGGCAAAACGCCCAAAGATGTTAGCTTGCGGCTCATTTCACTATAATTAAGACCTTGCTGCATCATCATGTCAATAACGGGCCACACTTCAATATCTCGTAACGTAGCATTATCAAGCGCGGCTTTGTTGCCAATTTGGCCGCGTTTTGTGATGTCATTTGCGCCAAGAGACGTCACCACCCTGCCCGAATTGCTGACATGTTCCTCGCCTCTGGCCAGCTTTTTCTTGATGTTGGCGAGCGACTGCGCCGTGCGAGCGGCCAGTTTTCCGCGCGCGACATCAGCGGCTTGTGCGAGAAAGCTAATGCTTGTGCGACTGATGCTTGGATCATCCACGACGATGATGCGCGTTTTATATTCTTCCGCCTCGGCTGAAAGATATGCAAGGCTTGACCACTTGCGCTGACCAAAGCCGCGCAATGTAGATAGCGTCAGCGCGCTGTCAGCTTCCCGACAGTGCGCCAAACAAGTTTGCAGATGTTTTCTGTCGCCAAACTCTAGCGGCGCGTCGTGGTGCGGCTCTGTGTGCCACTTGCTGACGGTGTTAGATTCGTCAAACTCAATATGCAGCTCAATTGAACGGCGTTGCTGTTTTTGATCTTTTTGCGATGCGCTAAAGATGAAAGGTGCGTGTTTCACTTTGTTACTCCCCGTTTGCTAAAGTTTTTACTTATTATGCGCCTCTTGCGTGCGCAGTGTTGCCGGGGCGCGTGGCCCCGGTTGGGTTATTCGGCTTCAGCTTTTGAAACTGTAACCGTGAAACGATCTGTTGTGTCAGGGTCTAAATTCAATTCTTCACACCAGTCATTAAACAGAAAATCATGCAGTTCGTTTTTTATATCGTCACGATCAATTATTAATGTAGCGTTCATTTTCTTTCCTCTCTCTAAGTTTTTTTTGTTTTCCCTTATTGATACAATCCTAGCACAGTGATAGCACATTTAGCAAGACCAAACCTTCGTAACTACTTACAACGACCACAGCACAGGTTAATTTATGCAAAATCAACAAGTTGTCATGTTTGTGCGCATCAACAAAGCGCTGAAAAACATGGCCGAAGCAGAAGCAATGCTAGAGCGGCGCAGTCTTGCCAGCAAAGTCGAAATGATTCTGAAGGCATATTACGAGCGCAAACAAGATGGTTAACGCGCGCAATAAAGGTGCTGCCAACGAGCGCGCAGTTGCCCGCATGTATTTTGACGAATTGGGCATCATTCTGATGCGCGATATAGAGCAGTACAGACGCGCTGACCGTGGCGACTTAATTGCTGACGGCGATTTTGACTTTCCGTTTTGTGTCGAGGTTAAAAGCCGTGCTGGCGTCAATGTCAGCCATGATAAAACTTGGTGGGCGCAAGTTGATAAGGCGGCAAAGGCTTGCCAAAAAATGCCACTCCTTTGGTACAAGTATGACCGCAGAGAGTGGCGCGTGGTCATGCGGCTGAAAGACGTTTGCGTGGCTGTTGCTCCAGCCAGCATTGACGACAGCTATGCTGACGCATTGCTCACAATGGATGCCGACACGCACTTTTATCTTGCGCGTGAGATATTGGCTGAGATGGCTCCGATATGAAGTATGGATCAGTCTGTTCTGGCGTTGAAGCCGCCACTGTCGCTTGGAAGGGTCTTGGCTTAAAGCCGCAATGGTTTTCAGAAATTGAAAAGTTTCCTAGCGCTGTGCTGAAGCACCATTATCCAGACGTGTTGAACTACGGTGACATGACCAAATTTAAGGAGTGGCCTGATGACAGATCAATTGACCTTTTTGTTGGAGGAACGCCCTGCCAAAGTTTCTCAGTCGCAGGACTTCGCAAAGGACTTGATGACCCAAGGGGCAACCTCATGCTTACCTATCTTGCCATTGCTGCACAGTATAGGCCCAAGTGGCTGGTTTGGGAAAACGTCCCCGGCGTCTTGTCCAGCAACAAAGGACGGGATTTTGGAACCTTTATCGGGGCGTTGGGCCAACTCGGGTATGGGTACGCCTACAGAGTGCTTGACGCTCAGTACTACGGAGTGGCCCAAAGACGCCGCCGTCTCTTCGTTGTCGGATACCTTGGAGATTGGAGACGTGCCGCAGCGGTTTTATTTGAGCGCGAAAGCCTGTCAGGGCATCCTGCGCCGTGCCGACAAAAGAGGGAAGAAACTGCCGAGACAGTTACAACACGCTCTGGAAACGGTGGCGGCGGTGGACTAGGTACGGATGAGGCTTGCAACGGTTATTTGCAATCAACTTGGCCAGCAACCGTTGCGTCAACGCTAAATGCAGCGTTTGGAGAAAAGCAAGGGCTGGAAGATCAACACATTAATTCTGGCGCTCCTTTATTTGTTCCAGCATCAACTGGCCCACTTACAGCAGGCATGTGCAAAGGGCCAAGAGGTACAGAGGCAATAGAAAGCAATCACATTTTAGCTTTCGGCGCACAAAACAGTTCCGCGCAAGGTTTAAGCGCGTCAGAGCATATCACGCCAGCGCTAGATAAATCTAAAACGCCAGCGGTTGCTACGCATTCCGTCGCTGGAACAATGCTTTCAAGAAATACATCTGGCGGCTTTAGCAACAGTATTGACCACGCGGCGGCTGGATATATGGCTATGCAAGACATGCAAGTGCGGCGTTTAACTCCAAAAGAATGTGAGCGCTTGCAGGGCTTTCCCGACAGCTACACTCAAATTCCATATCGCAATAAGCCAGCCGAAAACTGCCCAGATGGCCCAAGATATAAGGCTATGGGCAACTCAATGGCTGTGCCTGTCATGCGCTGGATAGGTGAGCGGATCAAAATGGTGGAAAAATTATGACAAAGAAGCTCAAAGGCTACATAGCGGTTAATCACGTCATTGAATGCACACATTGCAATGGCGATTTGCGCGCCGAATACGAAGTCATTAAAGGCTACACAGTCGGCAATAGTTACATGAGCTGTGAATGGCTGACGTGCCACGTCTGCGAGGGCGCTGGCGTCATTGAGATTGACGTTGACGATTTAGATGAGCTTGGGTTGGATGACGTTGACGATGTTTGAGCGCTCAATAAAAATCAAGTTGAGTGCGAGCGATATGGCAGACTGTCGCCAAGCCGCTAACTTTCGCTGGCAGCTTAATCGCATGAGCGGGATAGTTAATAGTAAAGTTGACGGAAGTCGCAGCCAAGATGTCGTGGACTTGCTCGGTGTTAAGGCAGAGCTGGCTGTTGCACGCTGCTTGGACATTCCGCATTTTTATCAGCCGGGCTATGACGATGGCTCTGACATGTATCTGGGCGATATTAGCATAGATGTGAAAGCCACGTTTCACCCAAGCGGGCAATTGCTCTTTCGCACTGCTGAACATTTTAAAGCAAGTTGCGCGGTGCTGGTTACGTCAACGGATGCTGACGACGTGATGATGCTTGCAGGCTGGTTGCCGCGCAAGCAATATTTACAGTTTGCTATTGAAGTTGACCTTGGGCGTGGCCCGACGCTGGCATGCAAGCAAGACGAGCTTTTGCCAATCTCAGAGCTTTGGCACGCAGATCAAAAGCGCAAGTTTACAAAAGCCAGTTAACCAAAAAGGAGCAAAACCCATGCCGATCAAACCCGGCACATATTTCGACATGACCAACGCGGATTATCACGCGGATGACGCTATATCGAGCAGCTTTGTTAAAGAGTGGCTAAAGCGCTCGCCGCTGCACGCAAAGCATGCGAAATTCAGCGTGGCGCAGGCAACGCTTGATATTGGCAGCGCTACGCATGCCATGACGCTAGAACCTGACAAGGAGCTGGTTGTGCGCGGCGGCGCTGATCGTCGCGGCAATCAGTGGAAGCACGCTAAAGAAGAGGCTGACGCCGCTGGCAAATTGCTGCTTACTGAGGGCGATTATGACAAATGCGCTGCAATGGCTGACGCGCTGCGCTCGCATGCGATTGTCGGCAAGGCGCTGAACACGCGCTCACGCGCTTGCGAGGCATCTATATTCGCGCTGCACAGGCCGACAGGCCAGATGGTGCGATGCCGACCTGACCTTTGGCTGGTGCGAAAAGGTAGGCTAGGAGATGTTAAGACATGCCAGGATGCCAGCCCTATCGCGTTTGGGCGCGACATATTCCGCATGGGCTATCACTGGCAGGCGGCCTTTTACACGCTCGTAATGCGCGCGCACGGCTACAAAGTTTCTGGCATGGACTTTTACGCCGTGGAGAAAGAATTTCCGCACGCTGTCGCCGTGCATACGTTGAGCGAATACGTGCTGGAGCATTCCATGATGCAAGTTGAAGCGGCGCTAGACGAAATTAGACAATGCAATGAAATTGGCGAGTTCAGCACGGGCTGGCCAGATCAAACAATCCACGAACTACCCTTATACATGCAGACAGAGGAGATTTAGCATGGCAAACCCAGACTTTAAAAATATGCACTTCAAGGACATAGAATTTGCTTATGTCCACCTAGACCAGCCGACAGTTTTTGACATGTCCGAAAATGCGTCAAAGAAGGTTGACCCAAGCCATCCCGGCGCAAAGTATTCGCTGACGTTTACACTCTCGGCAGAAGATGGCGAGAAGTTTGCGAGTGATTGCTTGCAGCATTTTAACGAGCGCAAGGCAGAGTCAAAGAAAATCAGCACGGCTTTCGGCGCGGTACACGGTATGAAGATCCGCGACGACGGCTTGTACCAAGTGACGGCATCGCGTAAATGCGTCAACGCTGGCGGTCAGCAGAGTGCTGAAATTCCTGTCATAGATGCCAATGGCGATGCAGTTGCTAATCGTGGCTTTATGGGCGGCAGTCGTGGCACGGTGCTGTTTAGTGTTTACCCTGCGCCAAACCCGTCGTCAGGCAAGTGGGGCGTCAGCTTGGGCTTGCTTAAAGTGCAGCTCCTTAAACGTGGCGCTGGCGGCGGTGACGATGCTGGCATCTTTGATGTTGCGCCGCGTGACGAGGTGTTTGGATTGCCGCCAGTTGCGGCGCCTGCGTCGGCGGCTGCTGCTGTCTTAGATGACGACATTCCGTTTTAGATTAATTTACAACGACCAGAACAAAGGTTAACGCCACATGCCAAAGCCGTCACTCATCTCAAAGCTCATGCGCCCCGCCTACAAAAAGGTCAGCCGCTGCGTCGGCTATGCGCTGACGCTTGGCGATGACGACGGTTGGGTGGCGCTGGCTGAAATTCTGGCGGCAAGGCTCACGCAGAGCGAGAGGATGGCGTTGGGATATGCCGCACTTTGCAGCGTCGATGAAGGAAAGCTGGAGGGCGCGGGCTATCCCCTGCCCTTTGGAGACGATGCAGAGAAAGAGGCTGAATATTGGGCTGACAGAGCCAGCGATTTTGAGCGTGCTGCGTATTTGATGGCGTGCTGGAAACGGCTGTCAAAGGAAAGCCAGCGAGGGCTTTTGCCCGTGCTGACGGGAGATAACAAATGACAAATAATCCTTACATATTGCCAGAGGGTAACGTAAAAATAGCCTTTAGCGGTGGGCGCACTTCTGGCTATATGCTGCATGAGATTTTACAAGCTAATGGCGATTTGCCAGAGCGCGCTAAAGTTGTTTTTGCAAACACTGGCCGCGAAATGCCTGCGACATTGGATTTCGTGCAAGAATGTTCTGAGCGTTGGAATGTGCCGATTACGTGGCTTGAGTATAAAAAAGACATTAACGGCGTTGGTTTCAACATAGTTAATCACAATTCTGCATCACGCAACGGCGAGCCTTTTGCTAATTTAATTAAATCAAGGCGACGCTTGCCAAACGTGTTTGAGAGATTTTGCACTCAGGAAATGAAGGTTAATACGATGCGTAGATACCTTGTTAAACTTGGCTGGAAAACTTGGCACTCAGCGGTGGGCATTAGGGCTGACGAAGCGCATAGGGCAAAGCATAGAAAAGACAGTAAAGAAACAACCTATTTTCCTTTGCTGAATGCAGGCGTTTGTAAGCATGCCATATTGGAATTTTGGCACAAGCAATCATTGGCTTATAGTTTTGATTTGCGCGTACATAAAGGTTTCGGCAATTGTGACGGTTGTTTTTTAAAATCAGAAAAATCCTTGGCAACGCTATGGAGATTGCATCCAGATAAAGCTCAATGGTGGGCAGATATGGAAGCTTTGGTTTTTGAAGGAAAAGAGCCATCTAAACAGCATTTGCAAACTTTTAAAAGGATGGCCCAGCAAGGTCAATCATACGCCGAATTAGGCCAGTTTGTTCAGCGCCAAGGCGATTGGATTTTTGATGATGAAGCATATCTCTGCCAAGCCGATGATGGGGAGTGTACAGAATGACAACGAATTATGACACGGCATTCTGGCAGCGGCTTGATGAAAGCCTTGGGCGTGAGAGGCTTGAGATGGCGGTTGATGCGCCAAAGAAGTCAACGATGTTTACCCATTTTGACGATCTGGTGGCAGCAGATCCAAACTGGCTGATAGAGGGGCTGATCGAGCAGGAGACACTTTGCATGAATTTTGGCGCGGCTGGCTCAGGTAAGAGCTTTGTCAGCATTGATATGGCGCTATGCATTGCAACCGGGCGCGACTATCACGGGCATACCGTAGATGCTGGCACTGTGTTTTACATATGCGGCGAAGGTCATAGCGGGTTTGCACGGCGCACGAATTGCTGGGCTAAGTCAAAGGGCGTTGGAAAGGGTGAAGCGAATTTCTACAAGAGCAACAAGTCCATCATTATGTCAGACCCTGCTGCTGTAAAGCTGCTCAAGGGCGAAATGGAGTTGCTCGTTGCTGAAGCGGGCGTTGCGCCCAAGCTAGTGGTTATTGACACGCTGGCGCGCAGTTTAGGCGCGGCGTCGGAGAATGATGGCAAGGATGTTAACCTGTTCATAGAG